CTACGATCCTACCGCCTGGGGCATGGGTGGGGCAAAGTCAGATAATTTCTGGTTCAGAATGGCAATCTGATCCGAATTGTTATCCGACATCCATGCACCATAAACCTGATAAACCATCTGCGCATTTGTGTGACCCATTTGCGCCGCGATGAAGTTCGGGTTTGCTCCTGCGGTTAGCGACCAGCATGCATAGGTATGCCTTGACTGGTATGCTCTCCTGTAACGCAAACCTGCTCGCCGCATTGCTGACTCCCAACTCTGAGCTACAGAGCCAACAGCGTAATGGTGGCCGGCGATCCCGTTTGTTACAGTAGCCTGTGGGTTAAAGACGAAAGTGCAGGGGTGAGTTGTTGTCCGGCCATACTCCCGCAATTTCACTTCGACCTGATACTGCTTACCGAGTCGCGTCATTTCCGCCTGGCTTTTAAGAACATCAATTGCCGGTTGGATCAGATGAATAACCCTGTCAGTGCCTGCATCCGTTTTTGGCAGTGTAAACTCCTTTGTCAGCGTATGATTCCTTCTGACCATAAGCGTTCCTGCTTTGAGGTCGATATCCTCCCACGCCAGCCCGCACAACTCGCCATGACGCATCCCTGTATACACTGCCAGTGACCAGAAATTCTTTATCTGCTGGTTGTAACAGGCATCAATGAGTCTTACGAACTCGTCCCGGGTTAGCGGATCCGGAACGGACTTCGCCTTCTTCAGAAAGTCGATGCCATCAAACGGGTTCTTATTTATATACCCACTTTCGGTAGCGAACTGGAACATGAAAGACATCACCATCATGTAGTTATTCACCGTCCGTGCAGAGCGTCCTTTAACCGGCGTTCGCTGTCCTTTCTTCAGGGTGTGATACCCCGTCAAAAGCTCCTTCCTTATAAACAGCAAATCTTCCTGACTTACCGCCGACGCCAGTTTTTTCTCGCCAATCCTTGGCACCATATTCCTGACGATTGATTTGTACCGCGACAGAGCGTTAGTGGTAATTTCCATGCTTTTCAGTTCAAGCCACTTCTTCGCCAGTTCAGTGACGGTTATTTCCTTTCTGTCCTCGCCGAATCGCTGAAGGTTTGCAGACTCAGGAAACTGCGCTGCATAGTTAAAACGTCCTGTCTTAATGGCGTAGCAAACCGATGCGCGTAACTCTCCAGCCACCTTCCGATTCTTTGGCGTATCCAGAACGCCAAGGCTTTCCCTGACCCTGACGCCTTTATACATGAACCATATGCGGAGCGTTCCTCCATGGTTCTCAACGCCTGTTGGGTATGCCATTCTTCCCTCCCGACGTCCAAGAGCCTTAATAGGTTACCCTGTAATTTAATTCCGGGCACCAGGCTGTTTGGACGCTTGCTGTTCTATCCAGAGATTGATCGCCTCAGTGTTGTACATGCATTCACTGTTTGGCTTGGGCTCCCCGTCCGGTGATACGTGCAAATACTCACGGCCCAAAAACCATGACTCGCGCCGGGCCCGCTCAATAGTCCCGCGCTTCAGGCCTGTTACGGCGATAAGGTTTTGCTCGGTCACCCACTTATTGGGCACAAGCTGGATCACTTCGCTCATTGGTTATCTCCAGGCAAAAAGAAACCCGCCGAAGCGGGCTGTATTGTTACTGATTCAGGCATCACTCACCGCCAGTTGTGGGCCAGGAATTCCATCGTAGATTTCATCGAAATGACCACGAACAACCATGCGGCGCAACGCGCTGTACATGAAGTCACATTCGGCTTGCTTGTTACCCGCAAAAGGCTTGCCATAGAACCACTGCGTATTTGGCGGCCAGCCATGAACCTTCATCACCCTGCTACCTTTCACGTAAAGCAAACCCCAGCCAGGCGGCAAATCATCAACCCCAATAATGCCTGGCTCGCACATAAAGAATCGCCAGTCTCCCATGCCCGTCTCGGGATTAACGCGAAAGTGTTTTTTCTTATCAGCAAAAAAATCAGAACGGCTGCACTTCACTTCAATCAGACATGATACTCCGTTGCGAAATCCGATAGCGTCAGGTAACTCGCCAGTACCTGAATAAGCACGGAATCGATCATGAAATGCCACGCCGAAGCCGTTCGACTGGAGATAGCGGGCCGCCCGTTGACACAATTCATCGTGTGACATTGCCATCATTCCGCCTCCTGCTGGGGTGCTGCTGCGACCATGGCCTTATAGATGTCATCAACTTTGTTTATTCCAGCTGATTCAAAAGCCTTTTGACCTGCGGCCCACTGTGAAGGAAAAGCGACAACCGGCACCAGTTTCCAACCATCCGGGATTGCCGGTTTCCTTGCTTCACTGTCGTTGTATCCCTGCTGATATGCATCAACCCAACGCGGGTCTGCGCCTGCCTGTTCTGCGATTTCGTCTACACGTTCGGATTTACCCTGAAGCATGGCGGCGCGGCAGGCGTTCCAGCCAACAGCTTTTCCGTGTTCAAACGCGCTATCAAAGTCATCATCCATTTCCATCTCATCAGGCACAGCTACCGGCGCTGGCTGCGGTAACTGTGGTGCTGCGTAGAGCAACACATCATCTGAATCAGACTCTGATGCAGGCCAGACATCAGCGCCAGCTCCAGAATCAAAGTAATCCAGGTTAGCCCGGTCAATGCAGGCTACCGGCTTCTCAGCGGCGGCGCGGTACTGCTGTAGCTCGCGTAGCGCTGACGCCAGTTCTGACTCATTGTTAGCCAGGTGCTTATCTTCTGGTGAATAAAAGCTCAGCACTTCGATTAGATTCGCGATGCGCTCATCTGATACGCGTTCGTTGATTGTCATTCTGCACCGCCTTCAACACGTTTAAACTCAATCACCCAAACCCACGGGTTAGCCTGCCAGCTTTCTTCGCCGTAGATTGACTTCCAGAGGCTTTGGAAAGATGCACGGTAAAGGTCATTCATATTGACGTAATGAGGGAAATCCTCAGACCAGAACTGGAAAAACTCATCCTCAGCCGCGTAATTTCTTGCCACCACAGTCTGATCCCAAACTTCAATATGGATACCTTCTCGCTCAGCATCTTCATGACTGATATTGTTCAGCCGCTCCACTCGCACGTCGGTAATCTCCAGCAGAATACGGCTGGCCCAGCGCGGCATGTGAATTGATGGACGCCAGCAGCAATGCAGATTATCGTCAGCGTCGTAAAACTCTGGCGCAGGCTTCCCATCAGCCCTGTAAACACAGAAATCTGGCTTCTCAAATTTAGAGCTGTCTTCGAGATACGCTTCCATGTGTTCGTAATCGAATAGCGGCCCCTGATAGGTCTCGCGCACCCATATGCGATCGCCGACTGCGCCAAACGGACACGGATGCCAGTAATCGCAGACGTTTTCCGCATCTTCACTCCATGGCCATTTGCTACCGTCTTCACGCTCACCAATTTCAGTGAAACGAGTTTGTTTCCATTTGAGAGGACGCCGCGTCTGCGTCTTCCGTCCGTCGAGAATGGCGCGCACCATTTCGCCGTTAAAAATCATTCCGCGCTCTTTCATACCTGGCTCCCGCGAAGCTGTGCTGCGTACAATTCGACCCACTCAGCCATTTCCACTGCACCTTTCATCTGCGTGTCGCTATTGCGTCTGGCGAGCCATGCGCAATCCTGGAATGTTCTGCCAAAGCGGCGCTCTACCTCCTGTTTTGCTGCCTCGAAAGTCGCGTCAAGAATTGCGTCACGCTGTTCGTTCACCCATGCGTCGGTAGCTGGGGTTTCGGCCTTGATGATTTCCAGCGCTTGGGTATGGCTGATGCTGCCGCGCAGTTGCTTGATAGCCCAAGCGTCGATGTCCTCTATCTCATCGGGGAAATCAAATCCCGGACCAGCAATAGTTCCATATAGCCATTCCTGCGCGTCCTTCTTGTTGCCATTATCCAGATACATAATCGCCGCCTGAATGCCAATGAGGTACTTATGAAGCACCCAGGCATTTGACAGTTCGCTGGCTGCTTTGGGCATCAAATACGCATTCTCAGCCGCCAGCGCATCACTACGCGCACTCTGCACGTCCAGCGCAGATGCAAGCTCTGTGACCATCTTGGCTATGGTGATAATCGGAGTGTCGTCACTCATTGCCGCTGCAAATTCGTGTCCGACACGAACCAGATGTTTATTGTTATCTGTCATTTCCGCGCTCCTTTAATCTCAGGCTGATGTATCGGTTATCATCCGGGCCGGGAAAGCTGTGGCGTTTGAGTAACTCCGATTTGTCTGGCATTGGCTTTACTCTGTGGCGGGCTACTAATTCGTTAGGGGATATATCAGGGTTGTAGGATTGACCAATCATGATGAGCAACCTTCTTTAAGCCGGTAAACGACGCCTCCAAGCGCCCCATCTCCCCATGGCTCTTTATACAGTTGGTCCATGATGGTCTTGAGTGTTACCGGGTGGATGATGTGATACTGGTATTCCAGTAGCGTTGACCAGCCTGCGTAATAGGGGTCTATTTCGTTCAGAGACATTTCGTAAATACCGGAGCCGGATGCCACGTCCGTAAGGTCACCCATCCATCTCCATGACTCTGTAATATGGTTGCGGCTATCCCGCCGTAGGCAGGCTAATACCTGCTGAGGTGTGAGCATTTTTGACTCCGGTTATTTATTTAGAGTGCGTGTGTAACGTGGTTAGGGAAGGGGGCGATGGTTAAAACGGAGCGTCATCGTCGAAGTTCATTGGCGGCTCGCTGGATTGAGCCGGTCGCTGTTGTTTCTGGCGCTGCTGTTGTGGTTGTCGGGATTGTTGCTGGCCGCCTGTCGGCTCACCGCTCTGACGCCCGCCTAACATCTGCATTACGCCACCAATCTGAGGTACGTTGATTTCAGTGGTGTAGCGCTCCTGACCAGACTGATCTGTCCATTTGCGGGTGCGTAACTGGCCTTCGATGTAAACCTGCGAGCCTTTCCGCAGATACTCGCCAGCTACCTCCGCAAGCTTCCCGAACACCACCACGCGGTGCCATTCGGTTTGCTCTTTTTGCTCGCCGGTTTGTTTGTCCCGCCATGAATCGGAAGTCGCCAGTGTCATGTTTGCCACCGTGCCACCGTTAGGGAGATAACGCACCTCAGGGTCTTTCCCGAGCGCGCCAACGAGGATGACTTTATTTACGCCTCTGCTTGCCATTTATGCCGCCTGAGTTTGTTGTTGAAGTTCTTTGCCGCGAGTACGGTAGGTTTCCTGCGCCCGGGCCTCATGTTCTTTTGAGTTGCCGAGTTTGGGCCATACATCCTTGTAAGCCGCCTGAAGCTCAGCCACCGACTGCGCAAGCGCCGCTTTGTCACCAAAATCTTTCAGCGCATCCTCAGCGGCCTGCGGAGTCACCTGATGAACCTCTGCGTCAGCATCAATTGCCGTTTCTTCAGTGGGAATGCAGAACGCCTGAAATGCTGCGTATTTGTATGCGATAGACATGGCCTTGTTCGTTGCCTTGTCACCGCTGTCCATCGCTTCACCGTAGGTGGTTACGGTATGAACGCTGCCGTCTTCCGTGCTGACAAAGTCAAAGTCCCCGCGCACGGTTATATAAAAAAGCGCTCCGCCGTTCTTGCTGGTTCGTTCGACGCTGGTTCGTTCGGTATATCGGGGGAGGATGAGGAGCTTATTCTTAACCAGTTCAGGGGCCAGAGCGTTGTAAATGTCATCTATTCCCCGGAATGCATAGTTTACCTGGCTCCCTTGTTTCTTTTCTTTGCGGATTCCCTGCTCAGCTAGCGCTGAGGCTACCCCGCTAATAGCTGCATAAACTTTTTTTCCTTCCATTTTTCACCTCAGAATGGCATTTCATCGCCAAGGAAATCGCACTTATTAATCCGCTCAACGCGGGCCATATCCAGACAGTGGCGCTTCATTTGTTTATTGCCATCCTTGCGCCAGTAAAGAGCCTCGATAACGTGGTATTTCCGCTTCAGCCGGCTAAGCTCCGGCGTTCTTGCTGGCGTTACGGGGATCATGATTCCTCCTCTTCTGGCTCGGGTAATTTCTCTGGTGCGTCAAGGTCTTTCATCAGGCGAATGAGCGCATCGTCTGACCAGTCTTTAACAGGGGTATTCATGGCTGCATTGCCTTTTGGTTCAGGAATTCAACAAGGCGCTCAAGCCAGCTTTTAAGGCGGGGTTGTTTAAAGTCAGCGCCTGTTAAAATATGTTTGCGTGAATGCTGAATAGATAAAATTGGGTCGAAAGGGCGAGCCACGACGGCACCGCCCGCGATAGCTAATGTCATCGTGGGATTCCTTTTAACTTGAATTGATTAGTAGGTAATGCTGGTATGAGGGATTTTGTTGTCTTTCAGTGCACAGAGAACTTCAATAGCTTGCTCACGGCTCAGACTGGTATTTTCAGTCAGGGCTTTAACCACGGCTGTGCCGATTGCTTTTCGGTGTTTCTCGTTAGCAGCACGGGCGGCGGCTTCATCTGCAATACGTTGTTCTTCTGCCAGGCGAGCTTTCTCTTTAGCCTCGGCTTCGCGGCGAATGCGATCAGCTTCTTCCTGGGCTTTGCGCTGTTCTGCTGCGATAGCTTCCTGCTTTTCGCGCTCAGCACGTTCTGCCGCTTCTTTCTTCTCACGCTCAGCCCTTTCGGCTGCCTCTTTGGCCTCTTGCTCGGCACGCTCTTTCGCCAACAAAGCAACTCGTTCTCTTGCTGCTGCTGCCTCGATTTCACGTTGTGCCGCCTCTTCCGCTTCACGCTTTGCCTTTTCTGCTGCCTGCCGCTTTAACTCCTCTTCACGCGCGATGCGCTGGCGCTCGGCCTCCGCCTCTTTCTCGGCCTTCTCACGGTCGAAATCTTTATCCATCAGCAGGGCATATTCATGATCGGATTCGATTTGCGCTGCCAGTTTCTCAGCAGCAATACGCGCCTCTTCTTCCTGCTTGATTCGCTCCTGTTCCGCTTCCCAGTCAGTGTAAGGCTGCCGGGCCTTATCACGCAGAGCGTCAAGACGGTCACGCACTGTCTTGCGGTTTGCGTCGATTAACTTAGGAACCTCTTTCAGTTCAGCAACAAGATCCTTGCCCAGCCCATCCAGATATGTTTTGGTCTGAGCGACTTTGTACGCAAGAGAAGCGGTCTCCTTTCTGCCCTTAGCCGTTGTAACATCAGGCACAAAGGACATAACTTCACGCTCAACCTTTTGCAGGATTTCTTCAATCTGGTCTGCTGACTTGAAGACAGCCAGCGCATTGACTGGCTCAATAACGACTAAATCAGTAATTTCACTCATTGCTTAATCCTTATTTGTGATTGCATGTGGCTAATGGCTGATTAACCATTACTCAGATGCAGCTAAAAAAATGCCCGACATTAAGCCGGGCAAATAAACATCAAGGGATGATTTCTCAATCTAACCAGACAGGTCTTCGTCTCCTGACTGATTACGAGCGATATTGCTCGGTGTATCCACTCAGAAGAATGAATACACAGCGCTTAATCGGTATTTGATATCACTCACCTCTGTTAACGTTGCTAATAAAAAAGGCCGCCTAAGCGACCCGTTCAACTTTCGTCAATACATGGAACCTTCTTCCAGTCAATATCGTTTTTACCTTCGTCCCACATATCTTTCTTCTTATAAAATTCACTGCACCCCTTACAGATGTTGTATGGACGTCCAATCATGTTTAAAGAAATCCTTTGCATTTCTTTTTCTTCAAACATATATCCACAAAACTGGCACTTATGCATATCTCACCTCAAATAAGTGGCTTGCTGGATAACTTCATCTTCTGCACCGCATGGATTTTGTTACCGAACGGGTTAGCGTCACGGTAATAGGTGCGGCGATTCTTGCGCTCAACTGCTTCTGCGCGTCTTTCCATCTCTTCCCGATACTCAGCCAGTACCGTCAAATCAATCGGGGTCACAGCGCTTTCTACGCGTGATTTCGGCTTGCGAGTCAGCGACAGAATCTTGCGGGTGTCTGGCTTTGCGCTGATGCCAACTAACAGGGGGTTAGCTGATTTCCAGTCTGCCTGTTTAGCTGCGCGTCGTTCGCGGCGGCGTTCTTGTGCGTTCATACATCCTCCTGTCAGTTAGCTTTTGGATGATGCGCCGCGTCGCTTATCCTCGCGGTTGCCGTCTGGCGGCTGCAATTCACATCATCCAGAAGCTGTCTGCTTCGGTGTATTTGCCCTTTTTCAGGGCCATCTGTTAATGAGCATCACCGTCCTGGTGATTAGTGCGTCCTGCTGATGGACTTATATTGAACCAATAGTTCGAGTTATGCAAGAACCATAAGTACGAAATTTTAATAAATCTTTCGTTCTCTTGGTCCGATATTGATTTATAAGGCTATTTATTTTTGTAAATGCCAAACAAGACCACCTGTGATAGCTTGTTACGGTCAAAATCTGAGCGAGGAAAGCGCTATGAATCTGGACGAGGAGCGCGTGAACATGATGGTTACAGCTATGGGTCGAGCGATTATGGAGCTATCTCTCGCCAATCAGCCGATAACGCAGGAAGCGGTCGTTGAAAAGCTGGAGCAGTACCGAAATGAGACGGGTAACGTGATTGGGAAAGGTGTTAACAGGGATGCAGCAGAGATAGTGCGGAAGGGAAGTGCTGCGGTTGACTAACAGGCAATAAAAACCCGGCGCGGTGGCCGGGTTGGTGATTTATTTATCCGAATCATCAAGTTCGTCAGTTATGACGCTTTCAAACCGGGGATGAAGCCTGTTCATTTTTGATATGAAGTCTGGGTAGTCATCTGATAGTTTCATGATTGTCACTGTTGATGAAAGATGCTCCCTAAGCTTTTGGTATCCAATATTTGGCGTTAAACCCTGAAAAAGCTTTGTCCCTTTGCTTGATTTACTGGTTTGTTTTTTTAGTTCATCAAGAATGTTAGGTGCCAGCCGTTTGTAAACAATATCATTAGTCAGAACGCCGAAATACTGAGGCCTGAAACGTGGGTTTTCCGGCGGGTAATCCAATCCTCTCAAGCGGAAGAGTTCTTCGTAATAATCGGCAGGAAATGTAGTTATGTACGGCTGGATCTCTTTTGCAACAAACGCCTCAAGTATCTTGGCCAAGGCGTCTTTTTCTCGGTCTCGCTGATAACCTGTCGCTTCATCAACCAAGGCGATGATGCCAACTTTAGCTAATGATCTTACTAGTATTTCAGCTTTCTTTGCCGTATCAAGTTGATTGGGCCTGGTTATCGCTCCGCTTTCTCTAGCCTTGAGATAAACGTCACAAACAAGAGGTAAAATAGCAGCGTCAAAACCCTCTTGAACGACCCCTGTAATAGTCTTATATTGCACCTTATTGATCGCATCAATAACATCTTGATTTATGAATGGTTTTAGGTTGGCAGCATCCATAAAGGCGGGCATATTGATCCCCCCCTCATTGGATGAATTTCTCAATCCTCGCTGAGGACGTCCAAATGCTTTAAAAACAGACGATTGAGATATAATTCTCTTGCCATTTTCAAGCACTGCAACATCCAGTTCAGAGTCACCAATCTTTAACTTTCCTTCGTTTGTTGAAGTGGGCAAAAGAGCCTTCGCTTTTTTAGCTTCAATAGCCTTTCTTGATGATTCTTTTCTTTGCTCGGGAGTCATTTTATCCGCCCTAGCTTTGCCGCCTTTGGCTCTGCCATTTGTGGATTCATTGTTATCGTCGCGCATATTTTATTTCTCGTGTTGTGAAGGATGCGAGCATTAATATCATATGCACGTAGAAACGTGCAACATAATTTTTTGCACGTAAAAAAGGCCGCATCTCTGCGACCTCTCTTCCACAAGCCTTACCTACTCAAAGATATCCTCAGGCCACTGCTAGCAGTCACGACCTGTTTCTTAACCACTCGCGCGCCTCATCATCATCCATGTGCCGCGATTGCTTCAGAACCCCTGCAACGTACTCTATTTTTGCTACATCATCGTAGGGTAAGGTTATGGGGCGATGGTCTTGATTAATGCTTGTAAATTGATACTCGCCGTCTCGGTCATAGCCGAGTACTTTAATCATGTTATGACCTTCAGATGTCCGCACAAAAACCTCGTCACCCGCCCGTACTAAAGTATTAGGCTCAACCAGTACGTACTCACCAGATTTGATGCGAGGCCACATGCTGTCTCCCTTTACACGCAAACCGTAAGCATCAGGATCATCACTATAAATTTTCAGCCAGCCATCAAGATCTTCTGTCATTTCGATGGCTCCATCTAGCCCAAGAACGGCCTCTCCCACCACTCTAACCAATCCTTTTTTCATAACCCCAGCAAATGAAACCGAATCTGAATCAGCATCACCCTTGCCAGAAGCCACGCCATGCTGAAGCCAGATAACATCAACTTTCAAATACTTCGCCAGAGCATTGATTTTTTCTTGGCGAGGCAGGGCTTCAGCGTTAAACCATTTGCTGACCCCTTTTGATGAAACGTTAAGAGCCCTGGCTATCGCCATGCCCCTTCCATGCTCATCTAACCCAGCTTCTTTACAGGCTTGCGCTAGCCGCTGAGCAAATTCACCACGCAATTTTTCAGTATGAACCATGAGTTCGATAGTAAAGCACTTGCAAAAACTTTCAGTTCAACCATAATGCGAACTGAAAGTACGAAAAAGGAATGGCCCATGCAAAACTTAGATGAACCGATTAAATGCGTCGGCATCCCAGAGGTGGCTAAGGCTTGTGGAGTTAGTGAGCGAGCCGTCTACAAGTGGCTCAAAAACGGATTCCTCCCCAAGACTGAGTTTTTCGGGAAAACGAATTACGCATCGAAAATTGAGCAGTTATCTGGCGGTAAATATCAGGCCAATGAAATGCTAGAACTGAGTAAGAAAAACTTGTTAGCCGCTTAAGTAACACCGCTCTTTACACATCCCCGCCCTGAAAAAGGGCAGTAATCCAAAAGACTACAAATCTATGCGTCACCCGTTATGGGTGTGCGCTCATTAACTATTCACTAATGGAAATACTACGAAATGGATCACGCAAACAAACGCAATGAGGCGCTCCGCATTGAGAGCGCATTACTCAACAAAATCGCATTACTCGGCACTGAGAAAACAGCCGCAGCTGTAGGTGTGGATAAAGCGCAGATTAGCCGGTGGAAACGAGACTGGATACCCAAGTTTTCGATGCTTCTCGCCGTTCTGGAGTGGGGTGTTGTCGATGACGAAATGGCACATCTCGCCCGTCAGGTTGCATCAATCCTCAAAAATGAAAAACCCCAACCGAGCGGTCACTCGATTAGGGCTTAAAACACTGTGTTACGCCAACACAATATCTATAACTGGAGAATATCATGATTTTGACAGTAAGCAAAAACGCACTGCTGAGTGCAATGATTTTTCAGGCTAAAGGCGACGTTCGTTATTACCTGAATGGCGTCTGTTTTGCTCCTGATAAAAAACTTTACTCAACTGACGGTCATCGCGCCTTTATCGGTGAGCACACAACTGAAGGACTGGACGATCATGTCATCGTCACTATCAGCGGACCGAAGGTGACTAAGTTTGAAACCGCCTCAATCGACACTGATTCCGGCATCGTCACATACCTGGATGCGAATGGTGCATCCGTTTCGGCTGGTATTTGCAAGGTAGTCGATGGTCGTTTTCCAGACGTTCAGCGCATCATTCGTGGGTACAAAAACAAAGCCACTGATGAGATCGGCTTCAATGCCAGCTACCTGGCTGATATCGAAAAGGCAGCGAAACTTTATAACCCGAAATTTTGCGGCATAAAAATCAAGCCCAATGGAAATACCGAGGCATCGCTGATTGAGTTTAATAGCGCCTACGGTAATGCGCAGTTAATCATCATGCCAATGCGCCTGTAGGAGCTGACAATGAGCAAGCCACTCAGTCCTGACCAGGACAAATTACACAAAAACATTATTCGTGATCGCTACCTGTCCGGTTTCAAGCAGCCTGGTCGATTCCGGGCTGAGTGGGAAAGGGTTAAGCAATTATTCAGAGGTAAAGGTCATGAGTAACGTTCTCCGAATATCCGATTTCAGAGGGTCTCATAAGCCCATGGAGAAGCCTCAATCATCAGGGCAGGGGTTGGTATTCCTGCACCGTAAAATACGTGAATTACCGTTCTACAGGACGGATAGCGAAGCTGTACACCTCTGGGTACATCTCATCATGGGAGTCAACCATGAGGCTGCTAACGTCACCACGGAGTTTGGTGAATATCCTGTTGGACGTGGGCAGACTATTACAGGCCGGAACACGCTGTGA